CCGTTCGAAATGTATCCGTATCAAAGAAAAATGATTGATCTGATACACCACAATCGATTTGTAATAGCGAAACTACCAAGACAGAGTGGAAAAACAACAACAGTGGCATCGTATTTATTGCATTACATATTATTCAATCAAAGTGTTAATATTGCAATACTTGCAAACAAACAATCAACTGCACGAGAAATTCTTGCTCGTTTGAAACTTTCTTATGAATATCTTCCGTTGTGGTTGCAACAAGGAGTTCGAGAATGGAATAAACATTCCATAGTTTTAGAAAACGGATCTCGCATTATAGCAGCTGCAACTTCTTCGAGTGCAATCCGAGGCGGTTCATACAATGTTATTCTTTTAGACGAATACGCACACGTTCCCACGACAGTTGCGGAAGAATTTTTCAGTTCGGTTTATCCCACCATCACAGCAGGACAAACAACCCGAGTCATAATGATTTCAACGCCCAAAGGATTAAATATGTTTTATCGATTCTGGAAGGGGGCACAAAGCAAGCAAAACGAGTATATCCCAATAGAAGTTACATGGAATGAGGTTCCAAAATATCCAGGCGGGCCTCTACGCGACGAAGAATGGAAGAGAGAAACAATAAGAAATTCTTCAGAAAGACAATTTCAAGAAGAATTCGTCTGTGACTTTGTGGGATCCACAAATACTCTGATCTCGTCCCAAAAATTAAACAATCTGGTATGGAAAAAGCCTATATCCAAAACCAATGACGGATTAACCATATTGGAAAATCCACCGGAATCAACACAAGAAGGAAAATCCAATATTTATTTTATGACTGTGGATGTGGCACGTGGTCAAGGTAAAGACTACAGTGCATTCACTGTTGTTGATATAAGCCAGTTTCCGTATAAAATTGTTGCAAAATATAAAAATAACACAGTTTCCCCGTTACTGTTTCCGTCTATCATACGGGCAGTAGCAGGAAGATACAATAATGCCTATGTGATGGTGGAATTGAATGATATAGGTTCTCAGGTTGCAGATATACTACACAACGATCTGGAATACGAAAATTTAGTCAAATCTAATGTATTGGGAAGAAAGGGTCAGGTCTTAAACGAGGGATTTGGAAGCAAAAAATCTCGTCAACTTGGAATTAAAACCAGTCAAATTGTGAAAAAGGTTGGTTGTGCTGTTTTGAAAAATTTAATAGAAAATGATAAACTTATTGTAGAAGATTCGGATATTATCGAAGAACTTACAACTTTTATTGCAAATCATTCTTCGTTTCAGGCAGAAGACGGATACACCGATGATTTAACCATGACATTGGTTTTATTTTCTTGGGCAACAAGACAAGACTTTTTTAAAAATATCACAGATTCTGATATAAGAACAGAAATGTATTCACAAGAAATGAAGAAAATAGAAGAAGACTTGCTTCCGTTTGGATACATCATAGACGGAGATCCGGTATCTGTTGATGACACGAATGAAGAAAATTCAATGAACGAATCCCCCGACAACTGGATTTCCGTTGATCACAAAGAAAATTCAAAAAAATGGATAAATTTATACCGACAGACTAAATTTTTCTAAATTTCTAAAAATATAAATACAGGGTTTAAAGGAGAATAAAAAATGGCAACCAGACCAAGACCACAACTTCAAATAAGACTGGCAGACGATTCGTTCGTGTTTCCTGTTCGAGTGCCGGGAATTTCTGATACGCTTGCTGCATGTTATGCACCGTCTCTGCATTTGTTGGCAACAGCCAGAGAAATAGAAAACGGCGCAATGAGAATCGAATCGATCGGTGACTGGTTTGAACGAGTAAAAATACTGGCACGACAAGTGATCGGAGTGACACCCGGAGCCGCCAACGAAATATCCATCATAATGAATGGAGTTAGCGGCACCAATGGAATCTCATCGGGCGGTGCAATAGGCCTTTTAAACGGCAAATACGGCGAAACATATTGTCTGCAAAAGTTAGAAGGTAGTTCCGGAGAAGGTTTTACGTTTGACTCAACCAATAAATTCAGACCTCATTGGTGGGCAGTTCAAAACGTGTTGCAATACGGCGCTCAAGTTGTTGTAGGATTTGCCGGATCGGGGTGGACTGGACAATTAGGAGCAAATCCATCCGGTACTCTTGTGAATCCTGTTAATTCTGCTTCGGATTTTGCCTCGACTGCATACGAATACGACATTGTGTTTCAACCGTTTCACTCGGATGCTGGTTGGAGCGGTCAGTCATACACTCCACCATCAGACAGAACCGATGTAGTCACAATAGTCAATGCACTCAAAACAAGCGAGGCACCAGTCATCGGAATAGTGAATGCAGGAATAACAGGAACACTGTCTTCCTCTAATATAGATGCTGTGACACCGAACAACGAATTCCTCATATCCACAGCTGGATTTAAAAACCATTTAAATGCCACTGCATCTACTGGAACAAGCGCACTGATTCAAACTCCACTCTGTGTTGATCTCGCCGGGATTATTTGTCGAAACGATGAAATCAATTATCCTTGGATCAGTCCAGCTGGTCCCCGAAAAGGTCAAGTTCTAAATTCTGTAAGCCTAACGAAAAAACTGAGTCCAGCAGAACAAGATGCATTATACTCAAAAGGAGTGAATCCCATTGTTACGGTCAAAGGTTCTGGTACTTTCTTGTTCGGTGATATCACTCACGCCGAATCGACATCGACTCTGGTTTCAATCAATGTTGTGAGAACAATAATAGAAATCAAACGAAGATTGTTGCCACTGGCACAAGACATTTTGTTTGACAACAACACCCCAGATACAAGAGAACGATTCAAGAGTCTGGCAGACAGTGCACTGTTGCGAGTTCAATCTCTGGGAGGATTGACTGAATACTCGATCGTATGCGATGAATCCAATAATCCACCACAAGTAATAGACTCGAAATCATTTGTTGCAGATATTCGCGTAAAAGTTCCTGGATCAATCAACTATATCACTGTAACATTGACTAACACATAAGGAGAATAAATGTCGACTAATCCAAATACATTAACTCAATTCAGAAAGACCTTTGCTGGTATACGGGCAAACAGATACACATTAGAGTGTCCGTTTCCTTCGGGAGTTCAAGGAGGATTCAATGGTACTGAAAAAGTATACGTTCGGGCTGTTTCCTTTCCCGGAAGTGATATCGGAATGATTCCGGTTGCGTATCAGGGCAGAATTGTGAAATTTTCCGGAGAAAGACAATTCGGAGAATGGACCATGACCGTGTACGACAGTTCCGACAGAGATATTCGCAGACGCCTGGAAGACTGGATGCAAATAATGGATAACGCCAAAGATCACAGTTACAATGCTGACGTCAGTACAGACTGGCATTTAAATTACGGCGATGATACGAAGGGAAATTCTGGAAGCGCGCATAGTGGATTTTCTGGTCCTTTACCAACGCGGAAAATCTCACTGAGACATTGTTGGCCGGTTAGTGTGAGTCCTATTGATTTGTCTCACGATTCTTACGACAGTTTTGCGGAATTCAGTTTAACTGTCGCATACGATTATCACGAATTCGTATAATTTTTCTGTTATACATAATGATATATGGCATTTGAAATATTTGGATTTTCTTTCGGCCGACAGTCTACAGGAACAACAGGATCTATTCCTAAATCAGGAATGGATTCTTTTGTTGCTCCAGACTCTTATGACGGAACGTATGTCGTAGAAAGCGGAGGCCTTATGGCCTCGGTTTACGACTTTGGTGGTCTTGCCTACAGCAACGACGCATCTTCGATTCAACAATACAGGTCCATGTCTTTGTATCCAGAAGTGGACATGGCAATAGAAGACATTGTGAATGAATCTTTAGTTTTTGAAGCAGATGGCACTTCCGTTCGTTTAGATCTCACAAAAGTGCCTCTTTCAGAAAACATTAAACGAAAAATGAATGAAGAATATGAAGGAATTCTTAAATTATTGGATTTTAAAAGCAAAGGATACGAGTATTTTAGAAGATGGTATATCGACGGAAGATTGTATTTTCATGACATCATAGACACAGATAGACCCGAGCGAGGAATACAAGAACTTCGATCAATTGATCCGATCAAAATAACAAAAGTCAGAAAAATAGAAAAAGAATTAAAGACAATAGGAACAGGCACAGAAACAAAACAAATTTATGTTATAAAAAACATAGACGAACATTTTTTGTATACTGATACTTCTGTAGACTCTTTGTTACCCACCACAAACACCGGAATCAAAATATCACCAGATTCTATAACCTATATTCATTCCGGCATTATAGATCAAACCACAAAAAAAGTAATGGGTTACTTGCACAAAGCAATTAGACCCCTAAACATGCTTCGACAAATCGAAGATGCTGTAGTAATATACAGAATGTCTCGTGCGCCGGAACGAAGAATTTTTTATGTGGATGTGGGAAATTTGCCCAAACAAAAGGCAGAGCAATACATGAAAGATCTCATGGTTCGTTACAGAAACAAACTTTCATATGATCCTAAAACCGGTCAAATCAAGGATGATTTCAATCACAATTCCATGTTGGAAGATTTTTGGATTCCTCGAAGAGACGGAGGCCGAGGAACAGAAATCACAACACTTGACGGCGGACAACAATTGGGCCAACTGGAAGACGTAGATTACTTGTTGAAGAAATTGTTTCGTTCTCTCAATGTTCCACTGAGTCGTCTCGAGGCTCAAAACGGATTCAATATGGGCAGAATGGGAGAAATAACCCGAGACGAAGTTAAATTTTTTAAATTCATTGAAAGAATGAGAATGAAATTCTCGGAATTGTTTTTGGATTTGCTCAAAAAACAATGCATTCTCAAAGGATTAATGACTGTGAATGATTGGAAATCTATTGAATATTACATTGAATTCAAATTCAACAAAGATTCGTATTTCGATGAGTTGAAAAATATGGAAATACTAAAAACAAAAGTTGATATGCTTGGAATCATGCAACAGGCTTCTGGTACTTTATTTTCAGACAAGTATATCAGAAAACAAATTCTAAATCAAACAGATGAAGAAATGGCTCTAATGGATCAAGAAATGGCCCAAGAGCGAGAAATCAAAATACAACAACAGATAGAACAACAACAACGAGATTTAGCGATGCAACAAGAGGCTCAAAATCTAGAAAGACAATCAAATGCCGAATCGGAATAAATCAGTGAACTCCAAAGACTCGGCATATAATAATACGTTCAGGTATTTTGATACCGATTTTTATAATTTTTTAACAATGGTGGAAAAAACTAAAATTCCTAAAAAAATATCATTTAGGAATAAAAAAACAATATATATCACATCAAATGAGGCCTCAAAACTTAAATTTTTTATAAATAATACAGGATTGAAAAAGAACAAATTAAACAAGATATTTTTAGATAATCCACTCAAGATCCATGATATTATAAATAGGAGCACCTATGTCTAGCAAAAAAATAATAGAATTAATTTTAGAAAAAAACTTCAACCAGGCAAAATCCACAATTCACGAAACACTTGCTCAAAAAATTGGATTGATTTTAGAAGAGCAATTGCAAAACACAGCATCCGGTCTACTTGAAACCAAAACAGATCCTGTTGGCGGAGAAGACCGAGACGTGAACAATGATGGAGAAGAGGATGAACAAGACGAATATTTAATGGCACGACGCACAGCTATCGCAAAGAATAAAAAATAAATGCTGTTAATAACAGAACAATCTTTTGACTGGGTAAAGCCTGTAATAGAAGAGGCAACAGAAGGAAAACCCAAGTCGTATTTCATCGAGGGCATAATGCTTCAGGCGGAAACCGTTAATCGCAACGGCAGAAAATATCCCACAAAAATTTTAATGAAAGAATGCGAGCGATACTCCAAAGATCTTATTCGAGAAAAACGATCTTTCGGCGAATTAAATCATCCGTCGAGTCCAACTGTTAATTTGGATCGTGTGTCTCACATGATAACAGAATTGCGGCAATCTGGAAACGATGTCATCGGCCGAGCAAAAATTTTATCCACTCCGATGGGCAATATTGCAAAGAGTTTAATTGAAGAAGGAGCTCGTCTCGGAGTATCTTCTCGTGGAATGGGTTCCTTGAAAAAAATCAACGAAGTGAATGAAGTTCAACCAGATTTCATGTTGTCTGCAATAGATATCGTTGCAGATCCGTCTGCTCCTGGTGCATTTGTCAACGGTATTTTAGAAGGAAAACAATGGGTATGGGACAACGGATTTCTACGAGAAGAAGAAATATCCAAGATGCATCAAAAAATTAAAAATACTCCTTCTAGACGTCTAGAAGAAACTACACTCAAACTGTTTAAAAAATTCATTAACGGTTTATAATTGTAATAATTCCAAATTATAAATATCACACAAAACGGAGGATATGACTGTGCAAAACAATCAACAA